CGCATTTCTTGCACCTGTTTCAATTCTTACTACTCTTAGAGCATTACCGTATTGCAAGAAGTTTGCAGCAGTAAACCAATTTTCAAAGTTTGTATTATTTGGCTTACCAAATACTTGAATCAATTCCCGTTCTGAACCAATTGGAATAACTTCATTCATTGGGCCTTTTTCAAATGCACCAACTATTGCACCAATGGAAGTAGCAGAAGCAGGAACGACATTTGTCAAGTCAATCTCTTTAACGAGAACACCTGGACTTACTTGAAATGCCATTTTATTTTCTCCTAAAAATGTTGAAAATCATATAATTTGTTTTCAATACTATTATTTATAAAAATATGAATTTCACCAATCAGTATCATAACTTCTTACAACAGGATTCCATTTTGTTCCGTATTCATCAATAATTATTTCATTATCATAATCAGTTAGACCATCAATAATAAATCCAAATGGTGACATGTCTTGTTCCATTTGGTCTTGTTGTTCTAAAAACAATCTGGCACGAATATCATCATTGGTTAATTCTTTGAAATATGTCTGTTGTACTGCCCATCCAAAAAGTACACAACACATGGCCAAGTCATCTGTATGTCCTTCTTCTGCTTCATATGAACTGCCTTTTGCAATGAATGTTGACCATTCATTAATTAGGTCATAATCTTGAATAATTAGTTTATCGGATTCAATGATTTGTTTGATATTAGAGCATCCCATTGCTTTGACTGCTTTTGATGTTTTAACACCAAGTTGTGCTTTACCACCAGAGAATCCACCACCAAGAATCTGTCCCGCACGGCCACGCATGGCTGCCATCATCATGTTGTCATATTCAAGGTCAAATTGTAATGCATGTGCAACTTGGTCACCAATATCATTGACTTCAATCAGAACATATGCCTTGTTATATCCTTTTGCAACCTCATGAATCACATTTGGAAATAACATTGGTTTAATTTCATTGTTTCTATATTTTGCAGCAATCTTGTAAGGAACAGTTGTTACATCAAAAACGATGAATGCAGAATAATCATTTTGTGTTCCTCTTGCCACATCTGCAACCAAGAAATATGTTCCTTCTGGATTTGGATTTTCATATACATCTAATCCTGCATTTGACTTGATTGGCATACGATATGCCATGGTACGAATCTTTGTGGCATGAATTAGTGTATTTGTTGAACCGAGAAAGTTGCATTCAAATTCCCTGGAAAATTGTTCAGCACTAGTGTTTGCAATAGTTTCTTTCTTCCATTTCTCATCTCTTCCTGGTACTTCACTCCAATGTACTTCTATTGGTACATATGAATTGATTTGATTCTCCGCATCACTCCAAAGTTTATAAAACAAATTCATGCCATTTGGTGTGGAAATGACTACAACTTTGGTTGATTTACCAGAGGAGATGGTAGGATAAACAGAAGAAAAGAAGTCTTCAGCAATGTTCTGGGGTACAAAGGCAAATTCATCAAGGAAAATCATATTGTAGGAACCACCACGAACTGCCGAAGAAGAGGTTGCAGAGGCAACAATTCTTGAACCGTTTTCTAATTCAAGAGATCCTTTGTTCCAAGAAAGAACACCTTGTTGTAACCATTTGGGAAGATGTTCGTATGCAAGTTGAAGTCTTGCTAAAATATCTCTTGCGGTGGCAGCTTTGTTTGCAAGAATTGCAACATTGATATTGTTATTGAAGAGAACATAATGTAGAATGTATGCAACCAGTGTGGTTGTCTTACCAGATTGGCGAGGAAGTTTACATATGGTGAATCTATTGTTGTGAATTGTGCCGACAATATCCTTCTGAAAAGGAAAAAGTTTGAACGGCACAACACCTTCATCTAGTGAAACAATCTTTATATAGTTTTCCACAAAATAAAGTGGATCGTCCATGCATCTCTGGTATTCAGAGATTGTTTCTTCAGTCCATTCTACTGCAACATTGGCACGTTTAAGAAGTGGATTACCAAGATATGATTCATTATCATTCATCGTTTTTATTTTTTAATAACTTTTGTAAATCAGCAGTACTACCAACATATAATGCATTTGTGACATTTCTTGGTCCAGTATTTTTTTCTGCTTTTACACTCTTCATTTTTTCTTGTAGAGCCATTAATTTATCAGTTACATCAGCCACATTTTTAATTAAATTGCCTGCAACTTCATATGCTCTAGGTTGATCAGATTCTCTTGCAATATTCAATATACCTTCTATAGCATCTTGACCACGTTCAACCAATGTATATAAATTTTCTCTTTGATATTTGTAATCGCCTTCAATGTCTTCCATATTCATTTTAGATACTGGTGTAGTTGAAGGAGTAATTACTGATGTTGCATTTTCCACTACATCAGTAATTCCTAAAATTTCATCAAGAGTATCAATCGACTTGCTCATCTTGTCCTGTTACTGGATTGTATGTTTTTGCGTCTTCAAAATATGATGTGGTCTCATTAAATCCGAAATCATCATCAAACGATGCAGTCACTGGATCAGGTGTAGCGGAATATCTTTGTTCTCTGGATACTGCAACATCTGGCGTATTTGTATATTGATCCACCTGAACTGCTTTGATAACCTTTTGAGAACTTACTGGTCCGTACAAGAAAAACTTGACATTAAAGTTTAATGTGTATATAATTGCTCTTCTAGCAGTAAATTCACCCTCATAATTGTCTTCATAACTAATACTGTTTAATACAATCGGAACATCACGAATAATATCAAGTTCTGGTCTTTCTCTTAGTGTGACTGTATATTCTGGTTGAAAGAAAGGTAAAATTTGTTCCACAATCTGTAGCGCATCATCAGAATTTTTTGCCATCACATACAATTCAAATGATAAGTTATAAGGAACAGGCATGTATGAAGATGCTACTGATGAATTAGTATCTGCCTTCTTTTTTACCTTAATTGCACGATTCAGTTTTCTTGTAGAATCATATTCTAGTGTTTGAATCTCAAATCCGATTCTAGGAAGTGTGATTGCAACAGCCTTTGTTTGATTAGCATTCTGAGACAAAAGAGTAAGCCATTTTTGTTTCGGTCCATATGCCAATGGAACTTTCATCTTTTGTGTGATTTGACCTGCTGAATTTGTGCGTGTCAAAAATATGTTATTAAAAAGCGAACCAAATGCTACAACAATATCTTTGGTTGTAGCATGATAAAAATGATCTCCAATCATGTTATGTCTCCAAATGGATTACTTTCACTAAAATCTAGAACGGTGTTATTGAATGTGTCAAAAATATCATTCTGTGCTTTAGTATCTTTTGTTTCAATAGTATAATCTTCATTCAACAAATAATTTGTTCCTTCACCTTCTTGTAGAACTGATCCTGTACCATCTTCTAGTGTTAATTGATAACTTAAAACATCAAGCGAATAAGTTGTTTCAATATTGTCAATTTCAACAATTCCAGTATCAATTTGTTCTGAACTATAATCGAATGATCGGCACTTCAGTTTATAAACAGGAAGATTTTGCACCTGATAGAATGGATCATCATGATCAACAAATGATATTTCAAAGAGATGTTTTGTTCGTGGAAAATAAACTAGATCACCTTCGTTTGGTCTAGTGCTCACAATTAAATTCTGATCAAGTGAAATTAATTGTTCCCAACGTCTTCTGGCTACAACAAAAGTAACTTCGTTCTGAATGTCAAGTCCAAACTTGGTCATCAATTCCTTTTCACCATCATATCCTTCAATATTCTCTACATACATTTCAATCAGATATGCATCATTAAATTCGGAAAGAGGATCTTCTCCAAAAATAGTATCTTCATTCACCAGTGTTCTTGGAAGATAAAAAACTTCTTGACCAAATGCTCGAAGCTGTTCAATAATCAGGTCTTCATACAATCTTTGTTCTGGTATTGTTCCTGTGTCAAAATAAACCGAAGTTGGCATTCTTTATCCTATCATGATTTCAGGTGGAAGTTCGTAAGCCAACTGAATCTGTTCTTCTAGTTTTAATAACTCTTCCTGTGCTTGTTGATAGATTGTTTCGCCATTCATGGTCACACCACCCAACATCTGAACACCATTGAACTTGATCAAATTGCTACCCCATTGCATTTTGATTAGTTGTGTAGCATATCTTTTCAAATACATGTCATTCCAAATATCTGGGAATGTGGCTGGGTCAAGTTTACGAATTGCCTCTATCACAATATATTCACCATCCAAAATATCATGTCGCCAATCCATGTCAATGTACAGGCGATTCTGATGTTGATTGTGTCGAATTGGTTTTTGACCAATTAAAATACTATCCAGCAAGTCAAGATGCTGCATAGTCATGTCATAATGAATGATGGAAGTTGATGAGAAATCATACAAGTCATTCAATCTTAGTTGATACCGAACATCAAACATATTGATGTTTCCTTTGTCACTAAAATTGAATACCTTGATGACTGAAAGAATGGAATCAGGAACAGGAATGTAATTTTTTTGTTCTTTCCAAGCAACAGTAGTTGTACCATCTACATCAGTAACTGTTGCAAGTGTATTGTCGGATCTTGCTCGATCAATATCTGCTTGAGAAACTTGATATTTTAAATAAACTCTTTCGGCACCATCATAATGATACTGAGCAAAATATTGTAGTGCTTGGTCTATTCTGTCTTCAACTTGGTCAGGATCAACATTTATTTCAATAACAGGATGTCCAAGTGCTCGGAGACAATATTTTTTAAATTCTTCTCTTGTGGATGGAACAGGCATAACAACTTTCTTGAAAAAATAAAGTGTTTACCTTTATTTATAAGAATAGTTATGTTACAATATTATGGTATAGAATTTATCACAGATACACTATTATCTGTGGATTCAAATAATGTCATGAATTCTTCAATAGTTGTACAAGCATCAATTTGTTCTATGATAGAATCAACGGCAACTCTTACTGATGTTCTGTAGGAAGAAATCTCTTCTGGAATAGCCTTTCCAGTTTCTGATTGTCTTGTTACATACCAATCAGTGTTCTTGAGTTTTTCGTATGCTGTGGTTTTTGTTCTTTCTATCCATTGGTTTTTGAGTCCGATAGTAATACGCTGATTGCCATCTTCATCCAATACTGGATTGCCGTCTTCATCTGTGACGTTTACATCGTCTAAAGACTTTGGATTATTAGCTGACCAGTAGAAGCGATCATCATACGTATCTGGAGGCGCAGGAGGTTCTACCCAAACCATTCCAATAGAAGTTTTGAATTCTGGTGTCCACCGATTCCATACGCTTGGATGTGTAATACCGTTATCATCAGTCCAAGATCGTCCTACCCGTATTG